GAAGCTGTAACGCTTGGATATTGTGGCAATACGTAACCAGTTAATGTTACACCAGTTCTTAATGTCATAATAAACGCAATTGTAGTATCTGGGGCTGACTCTGTGCCGTCCCATAATACTTTGTACAAGCTGTTTGGTGTTGCTCCTACGTCGTTCAAAAACTCAATGTCAAGTGTAACGTTTGAGTCAATGTATTTGTAGGCTTTGCCTGCAAGGGTGTCAAAAGTTAATCTTTCTGTATCAAAGTTGATAGCAGAAGAAGTAATTTGCTCTGAGTATAAATTTCCATTAACACTCAAAGTTAATTGACGACCACTTAAAATAGTTGTTGCCATTGTTGCCTTTCCTAGCCTGTGTAGGCTGTTTGTAGTTGGATTTCAGCAGATAGCAAATCTGTGCTATTTGTCTGCCTAATTCTCGGACTAGATACTGACAGTATAACCCAATTAGTCGGTATAAGTGCCAAGATTGTTTCTATATCATCTTCCAAGTTTGTTAATGCGCTTGGGTTTGAATACGTAGTGCTGACTATTTCAAGAGTTAGTCTTACGTACCAATTCTTTGAATTACCAATAGCAATTGGTTCAAGATATGGGTCACCAGCTAAAATAAGAGCTGCTGGTGGAATAATAATATCTGGCACGTGATCATAAGCAGAATACTTTGTGTTATCTGTTATTGCGCTTTTAAGCCCTGAACGTAGCGTACTAAGAGCCATAGTTAACCTACTTGACTATTAGAGTCAATGTATTTACTTATTAAACCTGTAACTTTGTACAAAAGCGTTCTACCCATACGATATGGGGCTGGGGTGTAATCAAGGGCTTGTTGTGTGCCACCTGCAGCTAGTCTTGATTGAAATACGTCTACAGCGATTTGTAGCACAGCTTCTTCTACAGCTGCTACGCCGTTGTATTGGACTAAAGTATTTTCAGAAGCAATACCATTAGGAATTGAATACCTATAATCGGTATGAACTGTTGCACCTGTTGTTGTAATTCTAAAAGTATATTCATCTACTATTGCAGATATTGTTTTATTGCCATTTATGTATGCTTCAACGCCTGTTATAGCTATTGTTGCGCCCTCAAAAAATTTGTGTGGTCGTGTTGTGTGAATTGTTGTTTCTGTGGCTGTTTCTGAATAGTGTTTATCTATTCCAACTTTCCATTGTATAAGAAAGTCACCTATTGCGTCTTCAGCTGTGTCAATAATTGCGTCTAATGCTGTGTCATCATAAAGGGAAGATGAAACGCCAAGTACAGCTCTTAACTGAGCTGCTGTTACTAATACTGGCATTTTATTTCCTCTCGTTTAGGGTGAGGCTAGCCACAGGGGCGAGACTAGCCTCACAACTTAGTGGTTTATCAGGACTTGTTAAACCAGTTTGCGCCAGCTGCAATTTTTGTAGCTAGTGCGCCGTAGCCGTAATAATTTACGTCTATTTGTCCTGTGTTGATTACGTTGGTGCGTAGGCTTAAACGTGGGCTTTCGTACCAAGTGTATGAATCTGGGTTTAAGACAACCATTGAATAGTCACCTAAACCAGTTCCACCAGTTCCACTTACGGAACGTGATACGTACAATTCCAAACCAGCAACGTTTCCACGTAATGATTGTGGGCTTACTGCGCCACCAGCATTTTGTGGGTTTGAAGCTGTGTAAATTGGGCGTCCGTTTGACTCTGCATAACCCATAATTTTACCCCATTGTTCTGGAGATACTACAAGGTTACGTGCAAAACCTAATGAGGCTTTGTAAACAGCTGCAGCTGCAGAAGCTACGTAGGTGATTAAGCCTGGAGCGTCTTCTGTTGTTGCTGTTGCGTTTAGTGCGCCGTTATTTGCAACTTCACCCATTACGTATGAATCTGTTGCTTTTGCGTATGCAAATTCCATTTGGCGTACAAGTTCGTCAAAAAATACTGGTGAAGAACGGTCTAACAATTCTACTGAGAATGTTTGTTGTCCACCGAATTTTTTAACTGCAACAGAAACGAATGAAGCTGCTGTATCTGTTTCAGATAATGCTGCTGCTTCGTCTGCTTGAGCAACTGTTGGTGCTGTTGTAATTTTTGGAATTTCAAAAGTCATACCTGCTGGTGGCAAAGTTGCTTTTGAGATTGCGTCAATAAATCCACGATCAGCGTTTGCAATTCCGTTGATTACTTCTGTTGATTGTGGTGTTGGAATAAAACCTGCGTTGTTTGAGGTTGTGTCAGCTGCCATTACATATTGACGGCTGTCTTCGTTACCAAGAGCTGCTCTAATTGAGTGTTCTAGGTATGAAGCCTTTGAAACAATTGGGCTTCTTGGTGCTGTGAAAATTGCTGGGCGAACGTTGCGTTCTGCAGCTTCTACAGCTGGGGCTTCTACAGCCTTTGCTATTTCTTCTACTACTTCTGGGGTAACTTCGTTTGACACGATAGTTTCCTCACTTTCTGTTGGTTGTGAAGGCTCTGCGCTTGCAGCTACTTCGGTTATTTGTGCGTGCTCGCCAAAAGCAGGAAATGTGACGTGTGAAACTTCTTTTAATGTGGCTTCGTTTACAATTACTTGTTCACCTTTTGTCACATAGTCGTCAATCATAGCGCCTACACTAAATCCAGTTCGTAAACCTTCTTGTGCTTCTGCTAATGCGTCGTCTCCTGCGTTTGTTCTTGCGATTTTGAATGTGCCGATAATTCCTTTATCGTCTTCTTCATATCTTGATAGTTTTCCAATTGGTCTAGTCATATCGTGTTCAGTAAAAAGTTTAATACCTTCACCGATTTTTAATGAGCCTTGTTGAAATACAACGTCTCCCATATTTGTGTGACCGACTTCATTGAAAGGAACAATAACGCCTGTTAATTCTCTTTTTGAAGAATTAGCTGCGATAATGTCGGTTGAGAATTTAATAAAGTTACTCATTTATTAAGTCTTCCCTTTCTCTTGCTTCCTCTATTGTCATTACACCAAGAGGAATAAGTTTTTGATATATGTCAGCGCGTTCAATTGCACTTGGGCTGTAAAATTCTTCTAAATCAAATTTTACTATAGATCCACGTGGTGTAATATCATTGTCGCTTAATCTTTGTGTAATACAAGTCATTAAAGGCTTTAATGACAAATCTATTAGGCTTCTTCTTTCAGCTGTGACGTTACTGTAAGTCATACTTCCACCTGCATTACCACCTACGTAGTATTCAGGTAAATTACAAGCCCTAGCAATCTCAGAAGCCATATATTGACGTGCAGCGTTTAGCGTTAATTGTTCTGGGCTAAAACCTATGCTTTGAAAGTCAATTGTGTCGTTTACAAAAGCTGTGCCACGTGTTTGTCTAGCTTCTTTCCAAGAATTAAGTAGGGCTGTAACTCTTTCAGCAGGCATTGGCAAGTTAGATTTTAATACAACGTTAGGTGTTGGTTCATCTGCAAATCTTTTAACTGCTTTTTCTAATGCAAGTGCTGTAAGTATTGTTGTTCCTGCTCTTACAAGTAGTCCTTCATCAAATCCAGTAAAAGGAATTAAAGAACCAAGCCCATTATCAGGTACTCGATTGCCGTCTACAGAATAATACTGCACGTTGTGACCTAAAGCGTCTAAAGTTCTTGTAACTCGACTTACAGAAATCCATTCTGCACTTAAAGGTCTTCCGTCTGCGCCAAGTTCAAGTATTCTTAAATATCCTTGACCTGTAAATAAAATATCTTCTGCTAAAAATGTATATACAGATTGTCCAGTCATACGTGGGTCTGGTTGTCTGATAAAAGGTGGGGTTGCTACTTTACTGTTGTTTGATTCGCGTCTAACTTCTAAAGGTAATGATCCGATAGTTGCACACATAATGTTTCTAGCTCTTGCAACTGCTGGTACTTGCATAGCTTGTGCTCTAGATACTGTAGATAAACCAAAATAGTCAAAAGGTTGGGCGTACTGTTGGTAATTGTATGGTGCTACAGCTGCGTCTACTTTGTTTACGTCGTTTTGTGGTGTGACACCAAGAAGATTTTGAAAGAAGCCCATAACTTCTAATTCTTTACCAAATCGTTATAATAGTCAAGCACCTAAGCAACTACAATGTCTTGGTTTTGTGACCTTGAGCCGTATTGTTCTGCTTTACCTACTGCAAGAATCATTGAAATAGCAGCTGTTGAAGGTTTACGTCTCATTACATACCAAGCACCTGTGTCGTTTGATTTCTTTATACAACTATTAACACTTGCAGATAGTTCAGGTTGATTAGAATGAGCTAGTCGTCCACCTGACATAGCACTAAGTACTTGATCGCAATTTGTGTAATAGTCTGATCCTTTTAAGACATTAGCATTTATGCCTGCTTGTTTAAGTTTGTGTACAACTGAGTCACCTGTAAACCTGTTTGCTATTACTTCTTCTGCGTTGTAGTGTTTTGCCCATTCTGCTATACGTCCAGCAATAAATAAATCATCTATTGGGGTTTCGTGTAATTGGTATTCCATTAAACCTACAGCTATAGATTTGTTTTCAAGTACTTGTGAACCAGTTAATGCCCAAGAACATCTATCTGGTGATATTTCGACACCAAGCCAAGTAGGTCTGTCAGGCTTTAGTGATAGGTTTGGTTGCATACAAGAATTCCACGCACCTTGTTCCCAAGCTGAGTTCATTGTTTCTACCCATTGGCATAAGACTTCTGTTTGAAAGATTTCTGGCGGGTCACTTAGTCTGGCTTTGATTGCGTCTATTGAGATTGTTCTTCCTAGTGCAGGGTTTGCTTCTTTCCAGCCTTCTATGTCACTTAGTTTTCTGTGTGGTGAAGCTGACCATTCCATAAAGCACAATGGATCATCTAAACCTTTTTCAATTTTATCTAAAGCACGTTGTCTCATAGCGTTTAGTACAAGTGAGTAATGGTCGCCTGCGTTTGAGATACCCCAGAACTGTGAATTAGGTCTGGCGTTCATTGTAAAGACTAGAGCTGAGTATGCGTCGTATGTTTTCTGTTGTCGTAACTCGTCGAGGATTACTAAATCACTTGACAAGCCACGCGCACCGCCACTATTCGAGGCTACAATCTTGTAACGTGAACCTGACTTTAATTGTATTTCTTCCCGACCATTTGCCCTTGTAACGTGTTTAACTTTTTTACGTAACCAATCATAATTATCTATGACTTCTACAACTTTCTTAAAAGTCTCTAACGATAAATCTCTAGTTTGTGCACTTGCTATCTGTAATTCTTCGTCCCATAAGTAAAGCCCTGCCAGAATACGCATACGCAGAAGATGTGTTTTACCATTTTGTCTAGCTGCAATAGCTAACACATTTTTGTAAGCCCAAGTGCCGTCAGGTTTAACCTTAGAAGCCTCGTTAATTAAATACTCTTGCCATTCAAGCAAAGGCATTTCAATTTGGCGCGCAAACTCAGCAATTTCGTTACCTCTAGTTGGGAAAAGCTGTGGTGTGGTCTGAATTCTCGGGGTTGAGTTTCCTAAGATCGTCAAGTGGGTCTTCACCCTCTAACAACTCTGGTTTTTCTTTTCTTCCAAACAAGCTGAGTCCGTACTTGTCCAATATCGCTTGTAACTGTCCAGTAAGTTTTCCAAGCTCAGTAGGAGTGAGTTCCGCGTTATCCAAATATCCAGCAAGATTGTAAGCCATAGCAATACCAGCAAGATCCAAATCATTTATTATTCCTTTACGTGTCGCTTCTTGAATTGCAAGATCTAACGCAGGAAGAATTCTTGCCCTTTTATCTTCTTTAGTCATTATACCCCCTTATTTGGTTGTTCAAACGGACTTTTAAGACTCTTTGGGGAGAGTTTAGA